TCTAATTCTTCTAACATACTTAGCTCAAAAACAGTTAAGTATGGCTCCGTGCTGGGCTCGTACGTCTTATCCACGAATTTAAATTCGTGGAAAGGTATTGGACGCAAAGAAGCGTCCTGCTCTGGATTGAGAAATCCAGATCGGCCAAACCCGTGAAAGATATCACGGGCCACGGAAACATCATCTTTCATATCCCTCAAGGCTCCTGCACGGAGCTTTGCTTGGATAACAGATGATATGTGCCCCAGCGAAGTCGGTTGGAGTTCATCCACCGGTTTTCCCAAACCAAAAGGTTCTGGGATTTTCGCTATGTCCATGGACAGATCCCTGTATATAGGGAAATGTTGGACAAATCTCTCAAGTCCATAATATCTTATGGACTCAACTAGAGAGCCGAGCTTCACTAGTTCCGGGAGCTTCTTCTTTTTGAAGATGCCTTCCGGTGTGATGAATGTAGAGCAGAACTCTACACATCGTGGTGAGGATAGACTCTTGCTCTGATTTATCGTCAGACCAATAGTCTCGCAGAAGTGTTCGTAGACCTCCGCAACAGGAGATCCTACGATCACGGCATCATCTCCAACTATCCAAGCGTAACGCTCGGAATTGGAGGGGAAACGGCCATATGCTTGATAAAAGCAATAAGCCGTCGCTATCCCATGAGCCATTGATGCTAATGGGAATGAAGGGAAAGACCCCATAGGGGTCCCCGTGCCATAGGATGACACGTAACCCTTGCGCATCACTGAGAGATCATAAGCTCCCAGTGAGACTACGTCCATTATCTGGATATCGTAGTCTGAGACGAACCCCAGGTCTCTGAGTTTACAGAGAACTGGGCGCTGAATTTCCCAGTAAGGGAAATTATCAGTGAACGAGGACTGATCATATGAATAGATCATGTCCGGGTTCTTTTTCCGGACGTTGCGGGAGACGACCTTGTATAGGTCTTCCCTTGCTCCGTCGTGGGATTTGACCCACTGGATCGCAGTTCCATCGTTGATTTTCTTCAACGTGACCATCAAAGGGTACGATAACGACCCTAAGACTGGGGGCTGCACCGCTACTATACGCG